TTCTAAGGAGGAAACTATGATTAAATTTATCGAAAGAAACAAAGAGATCATTAGCACACTCAGTATCGTAGCATTAGTAACTGTTTTGTCGAACGGAGCCAATGCTGATTCAGGTCTTGATACTAAAAACAACTTGAGCATAGAACAGGCTCAGACAGTAGAACCCGCCTCGAAAGAGGTTTTTTTGGTTTCTAAGGCTAAAAAGTTAGAGAGTTTTGAGAATAAGGTTTCTCTGACTGATTTGGAACTAAAGGAACTGTTGTCTCTGGTTGGCTTCAAGGGCAAAGACCTTGTTGTTGCCTGGGCGGTAGCAAAGAAAGAATCTAATGGGCGACCATTAGCATTTAACGGAAACCACAAGACTGGTGACTCATCTTATGGTATGTTCCAAATTAACATGATAGACAACCTTGGTCCTGACCGTAGAACTAAGTTTGATCTTGAGTCAAATGCTGAACTATTCAATCCCGTCAAGAATGCAGAGATTGCATACTATATGACAAATGGTGGAGATGATTGGTCCTCATGGAAGGGCATCACTCCAAGAACCAAATACTGGATGGCTAAATTTCCTAAGTAATATCTCAAATTAGGACCCCTCTTAGGAGGGGTTCTTTTTTGTTTCCTGAAGTATCCAGTTGTAGGTTTTTTCAATTCCGTCTTTAAGAGACATTGAGTAATCCCAGCCTAGTTTTTCTCTTACCAAGTCATTATTAGAATTTCTTCCTCTAACTCCCAAAGGTCCAGGGATATGCATCTTGCTCAAAACCTTGCCCTCAATACTGCAAGCAATATCTACCAACTGGTTGATAGTAACCATTTCTTCAGATCCAATATTAACAGGACCAGTAAAGTCTGATTTCATAAGTCTTCTTGTTGCTTCTATGCATTCATCTATATATAGGAATGAACGGGTTTGTTCTCCATCCCCCCAAATTTCTATAAAGCCATCTGACTGTATAACTTTTCGACACATTGCTGCAGGAGCCTTTTCTTTTCCACCATCCCAAGTTCCTTCTGGTCCATAGATGTTGTGATATCTGGCAATCGCTACGGGAATTCTGTTGTTTTTATTAAAGGCTAAGAACATTCTTTCACTAAACAATTTTTCCCAGCCATACTCGCTGTCAGGATCGGCAGGGTATGCGTCAGACTCTTTTAATCCAGGATTATTAACATCCAACTGCTTATAGTCAGGATACATACAGGCAGAACTTGAATAAAATATTTTGGTTTTATTAATATCATATTTTGCGTTTAGTCTTGATTGTGCCCTAAGCAAGTTAAGGTTTATAAGTGCAGAGTTTTCCATAATCTGGGAATCGTGTTCTCCAGTAAATATATATCCAGCGCCACCCATATCTGCAGCAAATTGATAAATCTCATCAAAACTAGTAATTAACTTATATGGTATTTCGCTATAAAAGTTTCCTTGATATCCTTTAAACTGAATTGCCTTTTCAACATTTTCATAAACGGACAGATCTCTTTCAATGAACTCGTCTGCCTGTGTGTTAGAAAAATCAGGATGCTTTAGATCAACACCTCTAACCCAGTATCCTTCTGACTTAAGTCTATTAACCATGTGGCTACCGATAAAGCCACCTGCTCCAAGGACTAATGCTGTTTTCATACTATCTCACAATTCTCTCACTTAAAGTATATATCCCTATTTTAAAATATTTAGGATATTAGTTTTTCCCAAAACTCAGAAATATGCAACTGCTTATGTAGCCCAGGGTGTGGCCAGTGCGCTCCAGGCCCCTTTAGTCTTCCATAGTCATATGCAATTTTGTGGTAGTCATAGCCATAGTCAAATATTTCTGGGTACATGTCTTTCCATCCATGATGGCACCCTTGCCAATTTATCATCTCAAAATGCTTGGTAAGTTCAGGCACACTGTTTGCAACAAAACCAAGTTCAAAGTCTGCTGGAAACTCTTTCTTTGTTGTGTCTGAAACATAATGCCTAAAGTTGTCTTTTAAGAATTGTTCTTGTTCATCTGTCATTCCGTGTGACCAAGAAGACCAGTACAGTTTAATTCCGCTTGCCTCACAGAATGCTTCTAGCATTTTAATATGATCTAGATTTTGATAATAAACCCACTCATATGGCAAAATCTCTTCATAGTTCCAAGGTGCTGATGCTTTTGTTTTTTTTGCACTATGATTAATAAACCACTCCTGCATTCTTTCCCCGTCTGGGCTAACAAAATAAAATCTTTCAAAGTTTGCAAAATGAGCAATAACAATCTCTGGCTTATATTGATATTGATGAATCATTCCTAAAAAACTAGAAACCAACTTGTTTGCAGATGCTCCAGAATAAGATATATTTCCTATAGGGACCCCAATACGATTAGATAGAAGGTCGGTCCACCTAAGATGTTCTGGAAGTCCTTGGCCAAGCGTTATAGAGCAACCTAGGGCTACTATTGGTGGCTTTGTCGCAAACTCTATGGATCTTAGGTTATCGCTATTCCATTTATAATTGTATTCTGGTCTTGGTACTTCTGAATGCCCTGCCAATATTTCAGTAGTATGAGAATAATCCTTTTTTGGTTGTGTTTTATCAATACCCATATGAGGAATAACTCTAGGATTAAACATATCAAAAAGCATTAGTAAATAAACTTACCCTTTTTTATTTTTTTATACTTACGCCACATTTTAAACTTATAAAAAATTCTTTTTAACATTTTGATTCTGGCCATTCTCTCCACCACATTTTTCTGCCATTCTCTAAAGAAGATCCATTCCAAGAGTAACGAGTTGATGTTGTCTTTGGTGGGTTGTCAAAAAAGTCCCAAGTCTCAATTCCTTTTTGATTTCTATTTCTATGAATATAGGCAGTATATGTGCTTCCAGATGTTCCAACAAAGTTTGTAGCATTATGCATTACCAAGTTACATATAAGTCCAAAAACTACTTCATCCTGAAATGGCAAAGCCATAAATTCATCTCTAAAATTATGCACAATATATTCATCTAACAGTATAAACCTATGCTTATTATCTTGTACCATTTTATGTCCTGGCTCACAAGTTGATAAAACTACAGGAAGATTATTCTGTGCAAATTTATCTAGCCATGACTCAAACATTTCTTGTTTTGTTTCAAACATCTTTATGTGATCCGATAATCTTAAGTGCATTCCTTGAAATTCTCCGATAGAGTGATATATTTTGTTTGCTAAATCTACATACTCTTTTTTAAATCTGACTGAAGATATTGCTTTGTTTAGGCTATCACTTCTTTTATAAAAAAATCTTGAGTACCAGCCGAGAGTCAATTTTAAATGAAGTGTTTTATCTAGTGGAAGTCTTTTTCTTCCTTCTGCAAAAAGAAACTCATCTCCAGTTATTTCTGGTTGATTACTATAATAAAAATTATTCATAATATCATCAATAACTAGTTCTTCTTGTTCAAAGTGATCTATTTTTTCATCAATTATAATTATGTTTTGATCAAAATCCATAAGGTCTAGCAAGTGAGGAAATTGGTTATCGTTTGTAAAACCTTTTCTTTGTTCATTATAAAACCTGCTTGGACTAAAAATTGGAATTGTATCAGTAAAATAAAGTTTTGGGTCTGCTGTATATCTTCCATAGTGCATAATGACTGGAACATTTAGTTCATGAGATAACCCTGCTGCCAACTCAAGGCTCATTACCTGATTTATTAAACCTGTAGGATTATATAACTGAAAGAATAATTTATTCATTTACATAGTTTCTTTTATTGTTTCTTTGCCTTCAACTGGTTTACGAATATCAGTATATAGATATTGTGGACCATGCTTAAAGAACCAATGATCTGGCTCTGTATAAAAAAAGAATGCATTAGCAACTAGATTGTGTTCTGGATCTGGAAATTCTTCCCTCCAATGTAACTGATCATTACCATAAGAAATAACTGCATCATTTTCTTCTGCCTGAAATTTTTCACCTTCTACATAAAAGTCCCAAGGTGTTTTATGAAAAATTGTATAGTTTATATGGTATGTGCAAGCGTTATCATCTACATGCTTCCATAATTTTGCTTCTTTTCCCTCATAAATACTTAATAGGCACCAAGATGGCACAAGAGTTTCTGATTCAAACTCTTCTCTTGCTAATGGTAAAAGCATTTCGTGAAATCTTCTTAATGGCTCAATTGCAGGACCGTGAGTATTATCCCAAATTGTCCATTGATGTCTTCCAAAACCTCTATCATACGTGCTTTTGTCTGTTGACCAAAGATTCATTGCAAGATTTTGTAAAGCCAAATGCTCTTCTGGTGGAAAAACTGTCTTTAACAGGTATGCTGGTTTCATTTTACCACTTTCCTAGTGGGCAAACCGCTTTTTCTAATTTTGTTTTTACTTTCATAAGGCAGCCACACTTTTTACATTGACTAGTTAGTTTAATTAATTCTGGACATCCTTTACAGATGGAAAATCTTTCTTTTGCTACTTCTTCATCTGCCCACTCAGTATTTGGATTTACAACATCCCAAGGTCTTGTATCTCCAAGCATCTGCTTGTATTTTTGCAGTGGCGATAGATTCTCTTCCATTATATTTCCTCTCCAATTGTAACTTGTGGATTGCTAGAAAGAATTGCAATCTTCATTCCGTTTTCTGGTGTATCTGCAACACCATAGAAAAACTTATATTCGTTGTCTACAATAAATGCAAACTTTCTAAAACCATCATCTTTTTTAGCAAGAGGTCTTGGTTCTCTATTTTCTGGATCTATAAAATCTTTACCGTTCCAAATAGAGCCCTGCTCTGGATTATATTCTAAATCAGTTATTTCTACAACAGATGGACTAGAAGATAGTGAATTAAATACCAAAACATCTGTATCTCTTACTGGCAAACCTGTCTCAGTGTCTGTCTCTATATAAATAAAATCAATGACTTCGTCTTCAGCATTTAATTTAAATTGCATTTTTTCTCCTTTTAATATAGTATATCATATTGCATTTTTATGCACAACCAAAATTATCGGTATAAGGAGGGCAAGCACTTGCTCCTCCACATCCATAGTTAATATAAGTATATGTTGCTGCCCATCCATTACAGGTATAACCATCAAATACGCAGTTTGCAACGCATGCTGTTGGTGAAGACGCTGTAGGTGTCGCAGCAGCAGGTGTAGGAGCAACTGGTGTAGGAGCAGCACAACCTGGACATTCATTTAAGTAGTAGTTGGCACATCCTAGAGGCGTTCTACACAATGTTCTAGTTCCGCATCCATCAGAACAGTCTTGTACTTCTGTTCCTGCAAGTCCGCTATATCCAGTACACGCTGTACAGTCTAGTGCTGCAGTAGGAGCAGGGCTAGGTGCAACAGGTGCAGGTGCAACAGGTGCAGGTGCTACAGGTGTGCTACATCCAAGACCTACATAGAACTTAGTTCCTGAACTTCCATCAGAGCACTTGTACCACTTCTCTTGGTAATTGCTACATCCTGGACATGAACCATCAGGGCAAGAACCACTGTAGACTCCTCCACTTGTAACTCCATAGGTGTCATTGTTTGGACATGTTAGTGCTGTTGGTGCTGGAACTGGCGCTACAGGAGCAACTGGTGCTGGAACTGGCGCTACAGGTACTACAGGTGTTGGTGCTGGTGTAGGTGCAACACATCCTGGTAAAGAAACTGGCCCTGAAGCAGAACAATTTATAGATGCTCCTGGATCAATACTTAGTACAAATGCTCGGTAAGTTGTACAATCGGAATAAAGCATATTTGGAACTGTGCTTGAGTCATTGCTTGTACCGCCATCACTAAAGCATACTGCGTGATAAATTGTAGAAGTCTGTACTGCTGGAACTGGTGTAGGCGCAACTGGTACTGGAACTGGTGCTACAGGAGCAACTGGAGCAGCAACTGGTGTCGGTGCTGGGGCGGTTCCACATGATGGGGCTCCAGGCGATGAAGCAGTAGAGCACTGAATATTTGTTGCTCCTGCGTAACTTAAGACATCATAGTATGTTGCACATGCAGTATTAATATTTGTAGAAAGAATGTTGTCTGCATTAATTGCATATGATTCAACTTGTGGCCCACCTTGAGGATCACAATATGATAAATAAACTGTTCCTGGTGCAACAATTACCGTAGGAGTTGGTGCTGGTGTTGGTGCTGGTACAGGAGCAACTGGTGTAGTAGAAACACAACCTGAATTACTACAACTTGGAAGAGTTGCCCCAGAAGCATCTGTTCCAGAATTTGTACAAAGATTTGTTGAGTATGTTCCTATTTCATTATCAAGGAAATCATACACTATGTAGTTACATTTTCCGTCATAATATGTGAAAACATAGTAGTTAGGTTGAGCAGTTGGAGTAACAGGAGCAACTGCAGGAACAGGAGCAACTGGACTTGTTGGAGTTGCTACAGGTGTTGGAGCCACTGCATTTGCGGTAAAGGTTATAGATCCTTGAGCACTTGTATATCCAGAACGAGATGCAGTTATATAAACTGTGTAAGATTGACCACTAGTTAATCCAGAAATATTAAATTCTTCTGGGAACTCAGGGTTTTGTGTTCCAAGATTTGATGTGTATGTATTATCATTACTATGATTTGTTACTGTAACATTTGCATAAACTGCACCATTAAATCCGTCTGGTCCCATACTTACAGAAAGTGATGGGGTTGCAAGAGTAGGTGTTTGAGCAACTGGAGTTGTAGGTTGAACAACTGGAGAAACTATTGGTGTTGGAGCAGTTGGCTGAACAACAGGGGCAACTGGAGAAACTATTGGTGTTGGTGCAACAGGAACTACTGCAGGTGTTGGAACTGGAACTGGTGCTACAGGTGTTGGAACAGGTGTTGGAACTACTACGTTAAGTAAGTTTCCAAAAAAAAACCATGTATTGGTGTCTATTTTAACCAGAGTACCTTTTGAATATTGTCCATCTAGAGATTTTATTCCAGCCTTGCTATTAATTGAAACAGCGTCACTGCCTTCAGATACAGTTACTGAACCAGTGCCTGTTTGAATTATATCAATTGAATATCCCACTGGAATTTCTACTAAAGCGTTTGCTGGAAGAGTCACAACTATTGGGTTAGAAGAATACAAAATAGCAGTCTTTCCAACATCATCGGGTGATAAGATAAAGTTTTCTGTTTTTGTTATAACTGTTCCAACATTTGCAAGTTGTGGAACAACATCAAATCTTGCGTCAACAGAGTTCCAATCAATAGCATCTCCTGCAAGAGCAGGATATCCTCCAGTAGCACCGCTTATTGCAGTTGTAACTGCAGTTGCTACAAATTGCTGTGTTGCAAGGTTTGCTGTATTTGCTATTCCGTGAACATTTGTTGTTGCTGCATTGTGTGTTGTAATTGCAGTATTTCTATTTGTTGTTTCTACAGCAATTGCAGCATTTCTGTTTGTTACTTCTGCTGCATCAGCATTTTTAAGAGTTTGTAGATGTGCTGCAACAGATGGGTTTGCAAGCAAGGTTGCTTCATTTGTGTTAGCACCGTCATAGGTATATGATCCGTAGTGATAAAGTCTTAGCGCTGCCTGAATATCGGCTGCATCTGAAAGACCAGGTATTTTTGCAGGGAACAGGCCAGTACCATTGATAGTACCATCAATATTCTCTGCTGCCATTATAGATCACCCTTTTTCATTATACCACCGTAATAAAAAGATGAACATACTTTGGGCCAGCCATAGGTACCCATTCTCCATCTAGATATTCTATTCCTTCTATTTCAAGTGGCAAAGCGATAAATCCTTGAGTAGTGTTTAGTTCTTTTATAATTAGGTTTGTTGCTAGAGGTCCAGCACTTTCTGGTGAAGATATAGAGTACTGTACGCTAAATCTTGAAGAAGTGACTGTTCCTTCTGATAGATCATAAATGTCTGCAAGGTTTATGGGTGCAATAGTTATTTTGCCACCTACTGGTGTTAAGGGCCCTTTGGTTTCTGAATAAAAGTTTGACTTTAAACTAACTAGAGGAATCCATTGTGTTTCAGTAGGACCTGAGATTCTTTGAAATACTGTTTTGTATGTTGGAGAAGATGGGCTATAGTCTATTGCAATATCTAATGCCTGGATGTCTTGAGAAATTGAATCATTAACAAACTTTTGCCTTGGATCTCCCTGGACTCCAATAATGATACTTCCACGATCACCAGTTGGTCCAAAATCTAAATCAAGGCTAATTGTTTCTGGTCCACCAAAAACTGTTAGGTCATCATTAGATAAAAGTATATCTGCCACGACTAAGCCCCTGTTGCAGGGAATACTGCAGTAACTATTCCTGAGTTAATTGCGTTTGTAACAACTGTTGCATGCTCTACTGTAAATCTGTTTGCTGGGGTTCCAGTAATATAGTATGGAGGTTTTACAGTTAGCGTAATCTTTGCAACATAAGAAGTGGAAGCAACAAAGTTTCCAACCAGTGGTGTAGTTGCATCTGACTCAAACCAAGCAACAGTTCCTGAATGTTCTGCTGTTTCAAAAACAGATGTTACTGGGGTTGCTCCCTTAACTGGCTTAGTAACTCCTCTAATATTATAGTTTGACAAAGTGGCACTAGTATTTTCTCTTGCTCCAGTAATCTGATCTGTTACTGTTATTTTACCTGTCATTAGAGTGTATACTTTTTCATAAAATGGATTGTCGTAATTTCCTTCTGCTGCTCTTACTTCAACATCATAAACATATTCTGTTCCAGCGTTTAGGGCAACTGAGTCGGATGGTCTAATTGCACACTGAACAAATGTTCCGTCGTCGGATATTCTAGCAAAGCATCTAATTGGAACTACTGGTGTAGAAACTCCATTTATAATTTGAGTTGCACCACGGGCTGAGGCAATTGAAAACTGTGCGCTATCGTATGGCGCTGATGTGTCTAAAACATAGTCTGGGTTGTTGGCAAAGTTTGTTGGCACATTAAAAGCACTTAAAAGGTGTGCTGTTCCATCGTTCTTTTTTGGGTAGATACGAAACTCAAAGGTATCACCCTTATAGTAATTAAAGTCATAGGTCGCTGGAAATGCCATGGTTTTATTATACCACGCTGACATATACAGAATTGAGTATTACCGATGCATCAAAGTCTGTTCGTATTTGAGGAACTGCCCCATTGCCCCACATAGACTGATTCTCAATAAATATATTTTGAGTAACTGAAAGGTTGTATGTGTTTTGATATTTAAGGGAACCAACAAAGTTAACAAACTCTTGCCCCTTGCTTGCAAAATATGTCCTTAGCCAAACCTCAGTATTAGAAGTATATGTGGTTAGTTCAAAGTTATATGTTACGAACACTTGGGATCCTTCTTTGATGCCGTGGAAGTTTAGGGCTCTCTGATGACTGTTCCAAAGACTAGTACATCCTTTTGGAATGTAGACTTCATTTTGAGTTTTATCTTTTGTATCTAGCAACAATGTAACCCATCCATCGTCACCCTGGGATATTCCAAGTTTTATTGGTTTATTAATGCTGTTTGTGTAAGATGCCCAACCAGCCTGCTGTCCTGAAGACGATAAAGAACTTAGTCCGTTTTGTCCAGATTGTCCTTTTTCTCCTTTTGGTCCCCTTTGTCCTTCTGGACCTGCTGGGCCAGGCAAGCCATCTTTTCCATCTTTACCTGCTGGTCCTTGCGGTCCTTGTGGTCCAGGAACTGGAAGAAAAGACAATGTATTTTCTTGATAGTTAGATGTTTGGCTTTGTTCTACTTGTGCAGCATAACTAGATTTTTTTGCACTAGGAAAGTCCATTGATTTAGAAGCAGCCATAAAGACATTATCTCATGATTATTTATTTACTTTAAATGTTTTATTTTTAATTCTAATTACTGGAGGCAACTCTGGCCTTGGAGTTGAAACTTTAACTACTGCCATTACAAACTACCTGTAACATCACCAATGACTGAAATAGTTCCAATCAAAGGAGTCCAAACTGTATCTGAGTCAATTGTAACTTGTAGATCAAAAGTTAATTCTGTTACTATTGCTTTGTAGCCAGTTCCCCATAGTGCTGTAACTGAAGATGGAGCCATTATATCTACATATCCTGTTCCACGTGAAACTTCCAGGGAATCAAGAGCATCAGACTGAGGATCATAAGAAGTAGCCTCAAAGGTCCAATCAGATGTATCAAAATATGTTGCTTCATCATCTTGCAAAAATTCCACACGAAGCGGAGAGGTGTCTCCCCTAACTATTTGCCATTTTATACGAGCAGGGTCTGCTCCAAATACTTCTGGTCCATGTGTAGCCATAATAATGATTATACCATAAAAAAGACTAATACCTTGATTGGTGGGTATAGGACAAACCAAGGTATTAGCCAGTAATAAATTATACCATAATAGACAAAATGGACATTAAAGTAAAGGTTTTATAATTGTTATACAATTGTTATAATAGACAATGTCCGATTTGTTACCATAAGTCTATTTTAGCCAGATTAGGGATAGTGTATACTTTAAATATATAAGAAAAAAGAACTATCTTTATAGTTTTAAAAGATATCTTATATATAGTATATATAGTTACTTAGATTTTGCAATATACTCAATAAGAATATCATACATGTGATCTAATTTGCGATCCATATCTTTACGTGTTTTGTCTGCTTCGTTTAGACGATTCTCTAATCTTGAAACTTGATCTTTTATCGATGATCCAGAATTGGGCTTAAGTTCGCTGAGATAATGTTTTACCATCCACTTGATTGCGAAGGCGATTGATGATACAATTGTAAGTATGGCTACTATAAGAGAAGCCCAGTCTTGTACTGTCATAATAAAATTATTATAAGGGGTATATTTAAAAAATGAAAACAGACATACTGGATACACTGGAGTATTCTAGGAATTTAATTATATCCCCCGACATGGATGGTTTTATGTCCGCAAAATTACTAGAGCGTTTTAACGGTTCGAAAATAGTGGGTTCGTACGACAAAAATATTTTATGTCTCGCCGACGGGATCAATCCAGAAGAATGCTTGTTCGTCGACTGCGATATGAATCGACAAGAGTATGTATCTCTCGGAAATCATATGCGACTATTAGAAGACAATATGTCAGTCGAGTCATTTAATCCGAATGTTCACTTCGGCGTTTCGACATATAGCGACAAGTTTCCTTTCGCAACCGCTTTTTTGATTTCGTTCGCAATAGAGGCTGACCTATCCGAACAAGACCTTATACGCATGGCTTTCGCTGATTCAACTCTCAAGAACATGGAGAGATACAGCGATAACATGCGAAACTGGTCAACACGGATGGAACATCCTGCAACAAAGTACATAATAGACAATTCGGACATTGCAAAAAGAAATGATGCACAAGCAAGGTTTGATTATGTTGATCAATCTTTTACATCAAAGCGTTATGGTAAGGCAAGGTACATAGATACCCTCAATAACGCCTTACAAGGGCAAGAGATGGCTTTTGAGGTACTAACTAATGGTACAAAGTATCTATGTGACAAAGTCGGTAAAAACACCCTTACAAGGTACAATAAAGACATCATATCTTATGCAGAAATATTCACAGGAGAGTATAGCGTTACCTATGACGAAGTGGTTGATTGGAATTGATTAACGTACCTTTAATTGCTAGTCGCTTTGTTCCATCAAAATCAAAAACAATTTTTATTTCAATTGCAAGTTATAGAGATCCTGATCTTGTAAATACAGTAACTAGCGCATACTATAATGCAAAGTATAGAGATAGACTATTTTTTTCAATTGTTTCTCAAGCCGATGAATCTGAACATCCTGATTTGTCTTTTATACCAGAGTCTCAAATCAGATATGTGAAATACCATTTTTCTGAAAGTAGAGGCGCATGCTGGGCTAGGGAGATTGTCTCTAGGGATATACATACTGATTATTTTTTACAGATAGACTCCCATTCTAGATTTATTGATGATTGGGATAAAGTAGTAACAGAAAACTATGTCGCCTGTAAAGATTACTGGCAATCTGAGATTGCGTTTACTATGCACCCAGAAGGATTTAGAAGAGATCACGAAACTGGAATAGAAGAGTTCTACGATTTTGAAAAAGTGCCAATGAGAGGGGCTATGGGGTGGAAAGATGAAGACACCATGCCTCAGCCATTTTGGTACGAGTGCGATTATTTTAAATATGGATATGAAGCATATTTTTTATGTGCTAACTCTTTGTTTTGTGAGTCAAAGATTATAAAAGAAATACCGTACGATAAAGAACTGTATTTTATTGGCGAAGAGCCAACTCTGGCCTTGAGGTTTTACACCAGGGGAGTTAAACTAATTAATCCATCGTTTCACTATATGTGGCATGCTTATAATGAAAACTATGATAGCGACAAAAGGGTTCTTCATTGGCAAGATCACTCCGAGTGGGGAGATATGAATAAAGATTCCTACTTTAGGGCTGCAAAAATATTATCTGGGGATACATCTCTGGGTGTCTACGGAATAGGTTCATATGAACTATACGAAAAATTTCAAAAAGAATCTGAAATTTCACTAAGTGACCAACACGATCATATAGTTGGCCCTTGGCTTTAGTTAGTGCTATAATATAACATACAAGAGAAAAGGAATGGGCATGACAAGAGAAGAAGTTATTGAAACTATGATCGATGTAGTAAATGTTTATAATATTGAATTACTAGCAGGAACTGGAATGCCTGATGAAGAAATTGAAAGAAACCTTATTCAACAGCGTCCAGCGCTAGAGCATATGTTTGGTTTGATCTATCAAACCTTTATTAATAGAGGCATTCTTAGTTAAGATTATTTGCCACAACTACAGCCAGAACAAGAGCAACCGTTTTGAGCAAGTAGGTTTGTATCTTCTGGTCGACCTAAGTCTTCCCAAAAAATCTCTCTGCCCATAGCATCTGTTTCGGCCATAGGTTTTGATTCAAACTCAAAGTTGTCGTTTAAAGCGTTTTCAAAATTGTCTAATATTCCCATGCTATCTATTATACACCAATTGCTTTGACACGTATGATAATAGGATCTTTAGGCCTATAGGATATTGTTGCAGTATGTCCTGTGTGATTGCTTGCTAAATCTACCGTGAATTTTTTAGCAATTTTGGTTAACATTATTCTCATTTCCATTAAAGCAAACTCTTTGCCGATGCACTGTCTTTTGCCAAACAAAAATGGAAAATATTCTCCTTTTGACAAATCTAGATTACCAAACCATCTTTCTGGTTTAAAGGTGTCTGGATCTTCAAAAACATCTTTGTTTCTATGTACGGCCAAAGAACTTAGCATTACATGTGTGCCAGTAGGTATGATTACTCCGTCTATTTCTACATCTTCCATCGCTACCCTGGATTCATTCCAAATAGGAGGAGACATTCTCAAAACCTCATTAATAAAAGCATCAACATTTTCTTCTCTAGAAATTTTTTCTTGCCAATTTTTATTTATCGACAAATAGTAGACTGCCCACTCCAATGCAAATGCAGTTGTTTCATATCCAACCAATAGCATAGTTATTGCTTCGTCGTACAGATCGTCAAGATCTATTTTTTTATTATTGTACGAATTGATGATGATATCTAAAAAATCATTTTTTATTTCTTTAGACTCTAATCTTTTGTCTACTATTTTTTTAGAAAACTCTCTTAACTCATCTCTTGACTTAAGCAGTTCGTCATCGTACACACTGTTAGCAATTTTATATGATGCTGTAGATACGTTTTCTCTTGCTTCCGTGAAATACTCGTCCATGCTTTCTGAAAAAAATATTTCTAGGATACTTTTGAAAACGAAAAACCCCATTTCCCTTCTAACATCTACTTCGTCAGACCAGTTAGAAAGTAAAGAGTCTATGATTGTAGATATTCTATTTTCATATTCGACCATATGATCGTTGTGGAATGTTGGAGATATTTCTTTCTTGTTGTGCATATGCTTAGGTTCTTCACTGGTTATAAGACCTTCACCCAGGACATAGTCTAATGCTTTTAGTCTACCGCTTTTTTCAAAACTGTTGTATTTGTTTAGAGCAACATCTTCCACTGCCTTATTGGTAAATGCAAAAAATATGCTTTCTGAATTTATGCTGACAGATGGGTTTCCTTTTGTTGCTTTCTTTAAAAGCATAAATAGTTCAGGAGCGTCTGGAGGCAACATAACTTTAGTATACACCACGGATCTGAAAAATTATAAAAACCAAATAGCCTAAAATCTGAATATTTTGTCCAGATGTATGATACATACTATAAAAAAAATAAACACAAAAAAATAGTGAGCCCATAATAGACACACTATCGATCTTGCACTACATTTTGGGTGCGCTACCCTGTATCCAGCCACTATGGATGCCTATCAGTGGAGCATCTATACACACTGCCTGACCCTGATGTAGTGTAGCCTTGTATAACTCAATAAATTCTAATACTCTATCCTTAGTATCAAAATGCATTTCTTTTGTAGCACCTGATGTGCTTGTTAATGTTACTTTCATTTAGTTACCCCCAAATATAAAGCATAGCGCTATTGCTATGACTACCCCAATGAATGCTCCTATTGGAGCGTAATCAGCATTCTCATCTAGCCAATCAATTGCGTATGTAAAAGGATTCATATTTATTTAACTCCCATAACTCTAGACATATAGCGCTTAGCAATTCTAACCGCTTGAGGATTTAGGGTAGAGTTAAATCTACCTTGTGAGAAATCACTAGGGTAAGCGTTAGTGATACGCTGAGCGATACGCACTGGCATACGCTTAGATGTAGGGGCATAACCCGCAGATGATAGACCGAAGTCTTTTGCAATATCAGAGCGAATCTCTGAGTAGTAGTTATTTAGTGAAGTCATTTTGACTTCCTTTCTTTTATTCGGTTAGACTTTCTAACCTTTTTCCTTGACCTAGGTTATTTGCTTATCTTATTTGATAAGGCTCACTAGGATTTTCTACTGGCAGGGATTTCGCCTATTTACTTTTTCTACCCTTATTTAATTTTTCTTATACTAGAAGTATAGCATAGAAATCTCAAAAAGTCAAGTTTAGACACGGACAAATCGGACATTTTTAATGTGATTTACACCACATTGGCACGTCCCGATCTTGTCAAATCGACACGCCGATAAAAATAACATTGTTACGGAATTGTTATAATTCCCCCAAAAAATGTGACCTACATCATATGTGACCTACCTCACAATGTCCGATTTACCCCATTTATACCCCTCAAAATGTCTGACCCCCCTGCTATACTTAATAGTATAAAGAAAGTTAAGTGGTAAAGAAATCCACTAAGAAAGGTGGTCAAAAATGACTACACTAAATGAAACACTATTTTCTACAATAGTTCACGAATACCATAACGGCGGAGTAAAATCCTCTTATGGTTTAGACGCTTACACTAGAAAAGAATTGCTAAGATTTTTAATCTCTAGCAAGGCTTGCTACTGTATCAACTGTATAGATAAGGAGAATACTAAATGAGTATTTGGACTAAATTCGCTACTGTAAGCGATTACCCTAAAGGCTTAATGAACCTATGCCCTTGCGGTCAGGTTGTATTAGCCCCCGCCCTTTATCACGAAGGGCAACCTTATTGGGAAAATCCTAATAAGTGTAAAGAACTATTCGAAGGAGAAAATAAATGAGCACTATGCTACGCCTTGATTCCGTATGTGGAAAGACACATACATTTGTTGATGTCTACGACATAAACCTTAACCCTCACGGCTCTATCTGTTGCGATAACTGTGAGTCAATTTTAATGTGCCGTAAGGCTTGGGACTTTCTATACAAGGGAGTCAAATAATGAGTGATTTAACCTATTGCGAGAATTGCCAAATAAATATGGAAGATGATTTCTTTGATTTTCGTTTTGAGTATCCAATCTGTTTAACCTGTTCACCAATGTATGAACTATTCTTAGAAGGAGTAAATTAATGACTAAATACAATGTGCTAATTTCTTATGTCGTAGAGGCAGAAGATGAAATGAGAGCGGTATTCGCTCTAAATAAAACACTCTACCCACTTAGCGAAAATGAAATTGCTAAGTTTGACCCGTTTATGGTTGAGGAGGTAACTCAATGAAAACACTACAAGAAAAGTTAGATGAAAGCGCAAAAGCGTTAGAGCCAATCCTTTGGGAACTACTAGATGAAATTGAGGAAAACTAAAATGGAAAAAGATTTATTTGGATTTTCTAACGCAATTAATTTGGATCATCTAAACTTAGAACAACTAAAAGAGTTAGAAAAGATTTTAGATAAAATAAAATAAATAAAAACAAAAGTTGTAGAAATAAAACTCTACAATTTTTGGACGTGCCAAAAAGTTATCCACAGGCTGTGTATAAATAATGTGAGATTAATCACATACGACACGCCGTGTTTGGACTTGACTTTTTGACTTTTATCTGCTAGTATTGCTACTATAACAATTAAATAAAGATAAATAAGCAATGAGCCTTAGCAAATAAATGTGACCAGTATCACAGTGAGCCTAAGCAAATAAGTGCCCAATTTGTCGGTGGCTAATGATAAGATAGTCTTATCAACTTAAAGAAAGGAAGTCTATAAATGACTTACACTATAACACTAGAAACCTTCAATGGTTCTACTAAAAAAATCGCTCTCCCTTCTCGTGGTGCGGTTGCTCAATTCATCTCAACTTATCCAACACAACTTCCCGTTGGTGTTGCGGTTAAAGTATCTTGCGACGCTTTAGGCGTATCAGGAACACTTAGAGGAAAGGCGGTTCTCTAATGATAAACTCCGTCTTAACAATTCCCTGCGAGGAATGTAATTCAACAGGTCTAATCTTTTTTGGAAATGATTTTGACTATGATGTAGAAACTTGCGAATGCGATTTTGGTATTGAGCAAGACCTAAACCAATTTAACAACTAAAAGAATAGGAAATAAAATAAATGACTAAAGTAGAACACACACTAAAGTTCGTAACCGAGTTCGATGAAACTCACCCAATAGCACAACAAGCACTCGCTATTCCTCACTCAGATTTAATCGCAATGCTTGAAGGAATGCTAAAGGATTTGGTAGCGCCTGCGCTTGGTCCAATACTTGATGAAATTAATGCTCGTGGCACTTACGCAATTCTAAAGGTGGCCGAATAAATGATGACTCGTAAAGACTATGTCGCAACTGCTGAAATTCTTTCATCTTTCAAAGAGTTAATCGGAGATGAATTTACTTTTCACGATTTGGTAAATGATTTTGGCTCAATGTTCGAAGCAGATAATCCACGATTTGATTTTGAAACTTTTAGAAAGGCTTGTGAAAAATGAGCAGACTACTAACAACAATGGTTCAACTATTTTTAGCGGGTAGCGTTTTTATTTTATTTAAAATGATGTTGCCAATGCTAAAAGAAGATTGGCAAGAAATCAAAAACGATTTGCGAAAGTAAATTGTGATCCTGAGCAAGATTGAAAACTGCTCAAATTTTGGACGTGGCAAAAAGTTATCCACAGGCTTATCCACAGGTGTTTAAGAAGTTGTTTACGACACGCCCGAAATTTTGTGAGATTAATCACACGGCTTGAGCGTCTCACTATTTGGATTTACTGGCTAGTAAGTTGATATTTTTAGTTTAATCATATAGACTTACATAGTAAGAAAAAATAAATAAAGAAAGTCTATCCGATACGGCGAGCCTAACTAAAAATGTCAGTGGGCTATGCTAGGATAGAATTATCAACAAAAAGAAAGAGGTCTGCCAATGGCTACCAAACTATACACAATAGAAAGCCTACTTGTAGGGAAAAACTATCGCTCACGCAACCGCCACTTTGAGGGCGAAATTGTATCGGCTCAAAAGCGAGAAGGAATTTGGTATGGAGAAAATACCGAAGCCTATCTAATTGAGGTCAATGCTAAAGGCTTGCGAAATAAATTTGCGACTATCGCAGTAAAGGTTGGTGAGTAATTATGGCTAGTGTTATTGACCAAAACGAATTCTATTGGATTTGGGATTTATCTTTCTTGTGTTGTGATGAAGTCCAATTCCGTTATCAGTGTAAAACCCATAGCGAGTTAATGGGTTGCTATTTTTGCGAATTTGATTACTCAAAAGATTGTGAGTGTGAAAACTAATGGGATACATAGAAATATTTAGAATTGACAATGAAGGCGCAGGTTGGATAGACTTGTCGCAAGCAAACTCAGATGAGTTATTTAATTTGGAAGTCGGCTTACTTAATGAAGGCGCACTATTTACAACGAAAGAGGCAGAATAATGGAATATGAATACCTAGTAACTTGTCAGTATGACTCAGAGGCAAAACCTCACTGGGAACAACGCTATGAAAACGAATTTGGTGCTTGGGAAAGTTTTTTCCGATTTACCGACTGGGGAATGGCTAACGAATACTCAACAGTGAATATTTACACACCGACAGGAAAGTGTTACACTAAAGTATTCTACCGAGATGGAAGGGTTCAGGTAAGAGCGTAATGGCACTATATGAATTTACTTGTTTTATAAATGTCGAGGCAGACAATGAAGAAGATGCCGTTGATATGTTCGATAGTAACTTAAAATATGGAATGATTAGACGAAGCGATGTTTATGTCGCAGACATAGAGGAGAAAATATAATGGGAAGCATAACCGCACTTGGAATTAAAGATGAAGTCTTAGACTTAGAAACACAATTACTTTATCACCTTAAAGGTAATCACTATCCACCCGTCCCCGCAGAAATGGTAAAACCTTGTATCGAGGCTATTGACGCATACTATGATGAGGACTATGACCGAATGATTGATATGCCTATGGTTGGCGACTTTCAGATTCTCTATAAGGGAATGACTCACGCACCTGCGAGGGCTATCATAAGCCAACACCACTTGGAATTTTGGCTACCTGATTGGGAGGAATAGAATGTCTGATACAATGGAAACTATGGAATTGATCCACGCAGATAACTTAACACCCGACCAATTAATGCTTGGTGATTTAATTAAAATTGGTGATGACATCGTTGAAGTTAATTTTATTGAATGTGATTCAACAGGAGATAACTACGACATACAAACCGAAAATGAATTTGGTGAAACAGAATTTACACAGTATAGTTATACTGATTTAATTCCGTTGTATGTTTTTATTGAACAAGAAGAATAGTTAAAAGTATTTTTGTGTGCTTCCCCGCACAAAAATGCACGTGGTCCACGTCCCGCCCTGTGAGATTTATCACATTTTAAGATTTGACATTTTTTGCCCCTGTATGCTAAGATTAAGTATGAAAAAAAACTCAGAGGAATTACGCAGACTTATGGAACTTCGCCGTTCTAATGCTGCCTCTGCGGTGCCTAATAAAAAGAAATACAACCGTAAAAAATGTCAGTCCGAACTGCTACAATTAAAAAAACAACAAAAAGGAGAATAGCCCCTATGGGAAATATCGCTGATGAATTCTATGATGAATACTACGCAACCACCTGCCCTTCTTGCCGTGAAAATGCGGTTGATGAATATGAAGAAAAGTGCACTCATTGCTTACTAGAAGAAATGTCCGCTCACTATAACGAAGACATTGCTCTAGAAATGAGTCTAGGCCTTGACTACTAATACACTTAAACTAAAAAGATCTAAAGATAGAAAGGTCGCTAATGCCGTCACCCCTAATGGAAAACAAGCAAGTATCGCAAATACCTTTGGCCTACCTGCTGGAAAGGCTTTCTCGTGCCCTGGTGCCACTAGTGTTTGTGAAAGCGTTTGCTACGCAGGAAAACTTGAAAAAGTCTTCCCAACCGTAAAGGTTAACCTATTGCACAATTGGTCCCTGCTGAAAGACGCAGACGGAGAAACTATGGTGCGCCTGCTTGATGAGATGATTGTTGATTTTGTATCTGATTGTGAAAAGAAAGACGCTCCTAAGTTATTCCGTATTCACTGGGACGGCGATTTCTTTAACGATACCTATACCTATGCCTGGAAAGTAGTTATTGATAAGCACCCCGACATTCAATTCTGGGTATACACTAGAGTAAAGGCTGCTGCACTTATTCTTAAGGATGTATCTAATTTATCATTGTATTTTTCTGCAGATAGCGAGAATGTAAAAACTGCCGTTGATCTAAAAATTAATAGCGGTGTTAGAATGGCATATCTTGCTAAGAATTTTGCAATTGGCCAGGCCGATGTAAAAGAAATGATTGGTCGCCCCGCTGCTAAGTGTCCTGAGAATAATAAACAAATTAAACTTATATCTCAACAAGGTAGCGCTTGCGTTTCTTGCTCACTTTGTGTATACTCTAAGAGTGACATAATTTTTTCTGCGAGTAAGAAATGAGATAAATGAATTCCCTGCAAATAATATTTTTAATTTGGTGCATAGTACTTTTATTTTTTTACCAATAAAAATTGCATGGGATCCACGTCCGCAAAACTTGATTTGTCAAGTTGCGACACGCCTTTAAGATGTGTTTAAGAACACACCCCAGAACCCCCCCCAGGATTTGTATTTCTGACATTTTTTTGCTAAAATTATACTATAAGCAATTAACCCCCACAACGAAAGGCAAGACCCAAATGACACTTCACGGATACACTTACCAAATTGGTGATTTATTCACAACCAGCAAGACAGGCGTTACAGGTCGTATCGCAGGTTTTACACCAATGTCTAATAAGGTTACCAGAGTTAGTCTGATTTTGGCAAATGGCGCACAACGCCTTGCTATGGTCAAGACCTCTAAGTAATCTCACAATGTGAGAAATGTCAGGTTTAGATTTGACATTTTTATCCGCAAAATGTTATACTTAGGTATAACCAAATAACAACCCCTAAACAGAAAAGAGAAAAAAATGGCAGTAGCAACAGCAACATACAAGGTCGGCGACACTTTCACAACACAGAAGTCAAAGGTCAGCGGAGTAATTACAGAAATTACACCACAGGCTAATGGAAATGTTCGTGTAAAGTTAGATGTAAATGGCGCAACCCGTTATACAACTTGGACGGCAAAGTAAGTTTAGCAATAACGCTAAAAACTATCCTGAGCAAGATACAAAAAGGCTCACACACCCCCAACTAATACCCCACAAAAGAAAAGAGAAAACAAATGGCTAGAGGAAAAGCAATCTCAGTAAAAATCCCTACTCAGCGAGTAATCGCAGGACTAGAGGCATCACTAGCAAAACTAGAGATGGACTACGCAACACAAGGAGAAAACGAACGCAAGCACACAGTTGCTTATGAGGCTTGGAAAAAGCAAATTGGTGAGTGGGCTATTGCCAACTTCTCAAAGGCTGAAAACCTACGCACTAACTATCGTTCTTGGAACAACAACCTCAATGTTGATTTTGACATTGTAGTAAAAGAGGGAGAGTTCCCTACTGAACCTGAAAAGGATTTTGAGGTTATTCACACTCATACCTATAAGGAAATGAAAGAGGAAATCACAAACGCAATTCGCATCTTAAAGATGACAGATGAGGAAGTTGTAAATACTTCCACATACAATGCGGTTGCTCGTTATCTCTAATTAGATAATTGGGTGGGGTGTAAAAGCCCCACTCATTATCCCCTGCGTTCCACGCTATTTATAGCAAGCGTCCCCTGGGGATCTGATAGGGGTGGGTTCCAGACTAACGGCCGTGCCTACCCCTATCACCCAATTTGTCAGACCCCTATAGTATAATTAAAAGAAACAAACAGAAAGAAGGAAGCCCCCAATGGGACTAGATATGTATCTTAGTGCTAAAAAGCATTTAGAAAAAATTAACTGGAAAGCACTACAGTCAAATGATGAACTATCTTATGACTCACCCGAAGCCGTATACCCTAAGTTCAATGACTTAATGGAAATAACTCAACTAACAGATGTCGCTACAGATATCTATGGAGCAAGCGTAGAAGTTACTTGTGCTTATTGGCGCAAGGCTAATCAGATACACGCTTGGTTCGTAAAGAATATTCAGAACGGTATTGATGACTGTGGTAGTTACTATGTTTCACAAGATAAACTAATAGAGTTGCTTGCTTTATGTAAACACGCATTAGAAACAAAAGACCCTAGCCTGTTCCCACCACAAGAAGGATTTTTCTTTGGGAGCACAGATATTGATGAATGGTATTGGAAGGACCTTACTAATACTATTAATCAATTAGAGCGTATATTTGCGCTACCAGAAATTGATCGACTTTCATTTTCTTATTGCTCATCTTGGTAGTTGACAATTGTCAGTGCCTTACAGTATAATTAATATAAACCAACAAACAGAAAGAGGCCCCCAATGGACCAGCAAGATATATCAACACTAGCAAGCACAGTCAATGCAACAGAAGAGTTTCTTCGTGATTCTTTAGCCAAGGCAACATTGCGTGTAACTCAATTAGAGGAGCACATTCAAAAAGTAACTCAGCGCTCATATGCAGACTCTGCAGAACGCAACCGTATGGTTGAATCAATGCAAGAGTGGACCCTTAGTGAATTAGAGAGTGAAGATATCTCTGAGTCTCAAGCAGAATCAATTGCAGAAATTATGGGCTTTGAATTAACAAAAGAATTCGAAGTTGAAGTTACAGTTATGTATTCTGTTACTGTTAATGCTCGCACTGAAGAGGATGCACAGAATGCAATTCACGATATTGATTTCGATACCGTCGATTATAACTCAGACAACATTTCTTATCTATCATCCTCAATTGATAGAATAGATATTTAGTAGGGGGCTACTAATAAAAACCTGAGCAAGTTTTAAAACTGCTCTCTTTTTTATAAAATTTTGCACGTGGGGTTTATCCACAGGTTATCCACATGGCGAAGATCACATTGTGAATTACGACACAGTTACGAAATGCCCCATTTGTCCCCTGATTACTTATACGATTTGACTTTTGTCGGTGGGTGGGTGTATGATTAGATTATCAACAACAGAAAGAAGGAAATCGTGGCTCACGACTTAGAAACGCAAAATGGCAAAACCTCATTCGCATCATTCAGAGAACCTGCTTGGCACGGATTGGGAACAGTCTTTACAGAAGAAAAAACAACGGCAGAAATGCTACAAGCAGCAAATCTAAATGGGTGGAATGTTCGCCTAGAAGATTTGGAAACCCCTACACATCTCACAAGCGATAAGGCATATCAGTATGTCCTACGCACTAACCCAACAGATAACTCTCAGACAGATGTTCTTGGAATTGTTGGTGAGCGTTATCACCCACTACAAAATGAAGATTTGTTTTCATTCGGTGATAATATCCTAGACGGCGGTGGTCGTTGGGAAACCGCTGGTTCAATCAAGGGTGGTCGTGTCGTGTTCGGTGCTTTAGCACTAGAGCGTGAAACAATTCTTGACCCTAATGGTGTATCAGATAAGGTAAAAACTTATTTGCTCATCAACACATCACACGATGGTTCAATCGCTATTCAAGCAAGCATCACGCCAGTTCGTGTCGTATGCGCTAACACTCTTAACCTTGCGCTTGGTGGCGTAGGTCGTAAGAAGAATAAGGGCATCAAGCAATCTTTCAAGATTCGCCACACTCAGACCGCTAACGGCAAAGTTCAGATTGCTCGTGAAACTCTTGGTCTTGCTAATGCTTATATGGACGAATTTGATATTATGGCTAAGGCTATGATTGAAAAAGAAGTTAGCGCCATTGACTTTAACAAAATCATTCTTGCTGCTTACCCAAAGCCTGAAAAAGATGCTAAGGGTTCAAGCAAGAAATGGGAAAACAAGGTAGATATGATTAACGATATTTACACTGGTGAATTTAATGGTATGATTGCTGGTAATGCTTGGGGTGCGTTCAATGCGCTAACTGAGCGACTTGACTGGTATCGTTCTGCTCGTGGTGGCAATAACGAATCCATTCTCGCATCAGCATCAGGATTTGACCCTGCTATCAACGCAGAAAAAAATCGTTTGCTAAAAGTAGTTCAGAATGTTATGTCTTTAGCATAACAAAAAAATTCCTGAGCAAGAATTAAAACTGCTCACCATTAGGTCCGTTAGAATAGTTGGTTAGTTCGCTACCCTGTCACGGTAGAGGTCACGGGTTCAAGTCCCG